TCTAATCAATTGAATACCGCCACCCTGACCGCCAGTCAGAATGTTTGCGTTAGCAAGAGCGGAAGAAATTGCGCCGAGATACCACAAACCAGACGCATTCAGAGTCATCGCCTGAGTAAAGGTGATAGCGTTTCCTGCTGTACCTGATGCGGCATAACGCCAATTGTGTGAGCCGTTTGATTGGTTATATGCAGTTGCAACTCCAGTGGCGTAGTAAATAAAATTAGTACCATTGAAGTAGGCGTTTGATAATTGCCATAAATCGTTTATTCCGTTTGTAAATAGCGCACCAGCCCGACTTGAGCCGCTACCAAACTGAATTGCGTTGTAACCAGCCGCCCAAGCACTCGGAGTAACTCCCAAGCCTAGATTGCCTGATGCGTCAATCCTCATAGACTCAACACCGCCTTCAGTAAAAGCAATAGTGTCAGCGGCTGGGAAAAAGATACCTGTATTGGTATCGCCTGTTGTGGTAATGGCAGGTAGTGAAACTGTGCCAGCGGAAAAGGTTGCAACGCCCGTGGCAGACAGCGTAGTAAACGCACCCGCCAGCGGAGTAGTTGTGCCAATGATGACATTGTTGATCTGATTGCCGCCACCAGCAATTGTTCCACCAAGAGTAAATGCTCCAATAGTGTTGGCGGTTAATGTAGTGCCGTTGAATGTCAGATTGGCAGAGTCAGTCAGCAATCCACCAGTAGATGCATAAGGCACGCGACCAGAAGTCAGGCTGGAGAGCGTAATGGAGCCAGACGAGGTCAGGCCAGTCAAGCCAGTCAAAATACCTGCATCGCTCAAGATGCCAACAGAGTTCTGAATCAGTTTGCCAGTGGTTGCATCGAAGCGTGCCAGCGCGTTGTCTGTGGCCGATGCTGGGCCAACCACATCACCAGCGGCACCCGCTGTTGATGCCAACAGCGTTACAGTGCCACCATTGTTTTTGTAGTACAACTTGCCATCGGTAATGTTGATAGCCAACTCACCGTTTGCAAGGTTGGTGTTAACAGGTACAGCCGCCGCAGTGGTGCTGAAGTACAGTTGAATGGGTGTATAGCCTGCTTGTGACATTTTCTATTTCCTCAGAATGTTCCGCCAGAGATGCCCGACCACACTGGTGCGCTCGATCCTGCCGATGTTAATACTTGACCAGCCGTTCCAGCCGCTGTGAATGCAAATGCAGTCCCAGTACCGTAGACCGCGCCACCAGCAGTTGCTGTAGCTGAGCTATTAGTACCGCCCTGCGCAATCGCAAGAACTCCAGTTGTTACTTGTGATGCGTCAATCGCAATCGCTGTATTGCTAGCGCTTGTGATCTGACCTTGAGCGTTGATTGACAATGTAGGTACAGATGCCGCCAAGCCATAAAACCCAGCCACCACAGCGGTATTGGCAATGTTGAATGTGTATGTCGGTGACTCACTAAGTCCTGTGCCCGCCGAATACACCAACGGCGCGGCAAATTGCTGAAAGACTAAAGCCGTTGTACCAACCACAATCGGAGGAGCGGTCTGTTGCACCCATGCAGTGTTGAGGTTAACCACGCCGCTAGTAACCAAGAAGAAGTCACCTTCGTCAATCTGGTCAACACCAGTTCCAGCAGTATCAAAGTCAGTTGCACGAGTGAGAATGTATGGAGTACCAGTAGAGCCAACCTGAGTAACAACATACACACCGTTGTTTGCGCCAGCTACTTCATTTTTAATCAATACCCGTTCTGCAACAACGGTAAGCGTTGAGTCGATAGACAGCGCACCGTTGGCATTTGCAGTGAGTGTTGCACCTACTCCCGAAGTCCCATTGTTGTACGTATTCGCTGGTAGAGCGGCAGTAGTCGCCAATGCCACCGCTTCGTGGAAGTGAATGCCAGATGCAATAGCGTCAGCGTATGCCTTATTAACAATGTCAGTGCCGTTAACTGGCGCATTAACAATAGTCCCCGATGTCATCGCCACAGAGGTAAACGCACCAGCCGCAGGCGTTGTGCCGCCAATCGGCGTATTGTTAATTGTTCCACCAGTCAATGTTGGCGTAGCAATCGTAGGCGTGTTGATTATTGGGCTGTCAATCGTCTTGTTGGTCAGCGTCTGAGTACCAGTCAACGTGGCAACAGTTGAGTCAATTGCAATCGTGACAGGGGCAGAACCGTTATAGGAAGTTCCTGTCAATCCTGTACCAATAGTCAATGCATTAGATGCCGTAGCAGTTACGGTCACAGAAGCACCAAGGCTTACAGAAGAGCCGTTGATCGTAATTGCGCTGTTTGACAAAGACGCATTAGCGATGTTTGTCAGCGTGTTGTCTGAGCCGTTGATTGTCTTGTTTGTGAGCGTTTGCGTACCAGTTAATGTAGCAACAGTGGAGTCAATTGCAATCGTAACTGGTGAAGAGCCATTAAATGAAGCGCCTGACAAACCTGTACCAATGGTCAATGTACTTGTTGTATTGGCCGTAATTGTTCCAGAACCGCCTAACGCAACTGTTTGACCGTTATAAGTTACTGAGCTGTTTGTTAAAGACGCATTGCCAATGTTGCTTAACGTATTTGTTGAGCCAGAGATTGATGTACCTGCAAAAGTGGTGATTGTTCCACCTAAAGACACGGATGTTGAGCCAATAGTGATTGCGCTATTAGCCAGTCCAGCATTAGGAATGGTAGTGCTGGCAGTCATTACGCCGGTACCATTACCATACACATAGCCAGTTAACGTACCACCTGCGCCAGTACCGCCGCTAGAAGCATTTAATACGCCGCCTAGTGTTACAGCGCCTGAAGTCCCTGCGGCAGGCGTTAGTCCCGTGGCGCCAGCGCTGAATGATGTAACGCCTCCAGCCAAAGAAAACTGTCTCCAAGATCCTGCAGCGTATCCGTCAAAGGTAGAGGTTGTAGTATTAAATCTAAACTGACCATCGGCACCAACGGGTTGCTGCGCAGATGAGCCTGACACTACAGTCATTGCGCTTGTGCCCGGAAGCACTACATTATCAGCAATAGTTAATGTAGGGTCACCTGCGCCATTACCATTAGCCACGCCAATCTGATTAGCAGTCCCTGTAATCTGACGGCCTGCAATTGTAGAGCCGCCAACAATTGCCAACATACCTGTGCCAGACGCATTTGCAATAGCCGCGGCAATGCCTGTTAATGAAAAAGTAGGATTGCCAGAAACGCCGCTGCCATCAGCAACAGTAATACCATTGCCTGTTGTTGACAATGTTCTAGGCGTTACCGTTGAGCTGCCTGTCTTAACAACGATTCCGTTGCCTGCAGCTTCTAAGCTACCTGCAGCTCGATTCAAAGTTATTTGTAACGTGGACTGCGCGCCGCCATCAACTAAACCTATGCCTGTGCCGCCGGACAGCGCACGACTGTTAGCTAGTTGTGGAGTTTGGTTGACTGTTAAATAGGTATATGGTTGACTTGGCGATGCTGAAATGGCGCCTGTTGTTGTCTGCACCGTAACGCCATTTTGCACAATAGGCACTGACTCGGTACCTGTGATTGCACCAGCAGCTGGTAGTTGCGTAATTTGTATATTGGCCATATTACGGACTCAGGTTATCAAGGTTGCCATTATTCTCTGGATCATCAGTATTCTGCTCCGGAGAGATGTTGTACGTATTATAAGGCCCGGTGATCAACGAGTCTTGCTCTACAGCAATATTGACATCAGGCCTAGGAAATCTAAGCGCAATCTTTTCAGGTTGCCGCGCAGGTAAGCGGTATGGGTCAAACTGATCTCTGCACCCATGATCACAGACTTTTAAGCCCGGGAAATTAGGGTCAGGTCCCAGTTCAACGTACGCTCTCTTCATGTGACAGCGGTCACAAATTGCAATACTTAATACAGCATTGCCAAGAGTATCAAGCGTACGTGGCATACTTACCTCGTATAGTAACTAATATTCGGAGCCCAGTAAATAGGAGATTTGTCTCTTTCTTCCTGTTCCGCAATATTCCAATACTTTTCAGCTTGCGCCTCAAGGTAAGAGATACGATCCCCAGGAACTGTAGGTAACTCCATTGCCATTTGATGCGCAAGCATGTTCTGAACGGCAAGATACCATCGCTGAGGGATTTCGATCTCACCTGATAAGTCACCTACATCCTGAATTTGGCGATGTCTCCAGACCACGAGTTGTGGCGCGAATGATGAAGGCGCAGGCCACAAGTACATTGCAGGCTGGGGAATGTTACGATCAAACCAAAACTGCAAGGGGTAAAGGCTTGTAAAGTTCTTGTTAGGCAGGTTTGTGTAATCATCACGATTCAAACGAGCCAGTGGAATCTCATTAGCATTTGAGCCAAAAACTACTTGGTAGACACCCATATTGGCGCCTGCTGTTTGCAAGATTCTCCAATACGGCGTGCTAGCTGAAGGCTCCAAGTCATAGTAAAGCCATGTGCCTGCAGCCCAAGTAACCGCTCCAGGGCTATAAACCGTTGTCCACGTTGTACCATCGGTAGAAGACTGAATTGAGATGGTCACTGAGCCGGATATTGCCGGTAGTATACCCACGGTCCCCATGTAGATGTCATTTCCAGACCCGTTATTGATACCAATAAAGCCCGAGTTGTTGGTTAATTGGCAAATGTTGGTGTACTGGCCAT